ATTTTTCACATATCGCCGGTTTTTACTCATTTGCAGGTTCGGCGGTTCAAATGCCTAGGGTCGCGGTGCCGGTCGAGCGGAAACGGAAGCTGGGGAATCCTTCGAAGGAGAAGTTGCCGAAGCAGGTTTTCGTCGCTGAGCAGGTCTCTGGGATACCTGAGCCGCTCGCTGAGCTGGGTCCGGCGGGTCGTGCGACGTGGGATCGGCTCTGGTCGTCTGGTGCGTCGTGGATTTCGGGCCGGACTGACATCGACTGGGTGCAGTTGTTGTGCGAGTGCGTCGATGAGCGGGCGGTTCTGCGGAAGCAGGTGTTCGACGGAAGCGATTGGCGTGATCGTGTGGGGCTGCGGAATCTGGAGGCGGAGATCCGGGTGATGTATTCGATGCTGGGGTTCTCGCCGGTCGATCGGAGCAAGATGGGCGTGGGTGAGGTGCGGCCGGGTTCTGTCCTGGACGAGTTGCGGTTGAAGCGTGAGCGGCGGTCGGGGCCGACGGCGTGACGGTGGCGGGCTGGCCGCCGGCGATCCTGACACGAGTGTCGGATGAGGAGCGGGCTGCGGGTGACGGGTTCGAGGTGTCGGAGTTCATCGAGTCTTTGTGCGTTCAGGTTAAGGATTCGATCGGTGGGAAGGCGGGCAGTCCTCTTCTGCTGCGGCCGTGGCAGAAGATGCTGCTGGGTGACGTGTTCGCCAGGCGTGCGGATGGCCGTCGGAAGCACCGGACCGCGATCATCGGCATGGCGAGGAAGAACGGGAAGTCCGCACTGGGGTCGGGGATTGCGCTTCATGCGCTGATGCTGGGGTCGAATGGCGGCGAGGTGTATTCGTGCGCGGCCGACAGGGACCAGGCGCGGATCGTGTTCGGGGACGCGAAGAAGATGATCGAGGCGAGCAAGGAACTGTCGGGGATGTGCAAGATCTACCGGGATGCGGTCGAGGTCGTGTCGACCGGGAGCGTGTATCGGGTGCTGTCGAGTGAGGCGTACACGAAGGAAGGCTTGTCGCCGACGTGCGTGATCTATGACGAGCTGCATTCCGCGCCGAATGACGAACTGTGGAACGTGATGACGTTGGCGCAGGCGGCCCGGGTGGATTCGATCACGATCGCGGTGACGACGGCCGGGGTCCGCACCGATGTGACGGGGTCGGATTCGACGGCGTACCGCCAGTTCCTTTATGGGCAGAAGGTCGCGACGGGCGAGGTCGTCGACCCTTCGTTTTTTATGGCGTGGTGGAAAGGCTCTGACACGGCGGATCATCGTGACCCGGAGTCGTGGCTCGCCCCGAACCCCGGCTACGGCGATATTTGCGACGCGGAGGACTTCGTAAGCGCGGTGAAGCGGACCCCTGAGAACGAGTACAGGATCAAGCGCATGAACTGCTGGGTGAACTCGTCGCACGCCTGGCTGCCGGCGGCGACGTGGGAGAACCTCGAGGTCGAGCGTGTCGTGGACCGTTCGGTGCCGGTGGTCCTCGGGTTCGACGGGTCATTCTCGGGGGACGCGACGGCGTTGATCGGCTGCACGGTCGAGGAGAATCCGTACGTGTGGGTGATCGAGGTGTGGGAGAAGGGGCCGGGTGATCCTGATGAATGGCGTGTTCCGATTACGGAGGTGGAGTCGCGGATCATGCAGGCGTGCGGCGAGCTGGACGTGCTCGAAGTGGCATGTGATCCGTATCGTTGGGCGCGGTCGATGGAGGCGCTCGGTGATGCGGGTGTCCCGATCAGCGAATACGCGTCGAGCAGTCCAGCTCGAATGGTTCCGGCTTCTGCGAAGTTCTATGACGCGGTGATGTCGGGGACGATGCAGCATGACGGCGACCCGGTGCTGCGCAGGCATATCGGGAACTGCGCGGTGAAGACCGATCGCCTGGGGCCGCGCATCGTGAAGGAGCACCGGCAGTCGTCGAGGCGTATCGACGCGGCGGTCGCTGCCGTTATTGCGTTCGACAGGGCCACGTCAAGATCAATTCTTGTGCAAGAATTGGTCGAGCCGGGATACTGGGCGACATGAGGAGGCTACGGATGGCCGTGATCGTGCAGGGCGCGGGCCTGCTCCTCGTCAATGTGGGCGTGTTCTTGTGGAGTGTCCCGGCGGGTTTCGTAACGCTGGGCTTGACGGGCGTCCTCGTCGGCGTCACTTTGGAGCGAATTGATGCTGGGTAGCCTCCTTCGGCCGCGTGAGGAACGCGCCGTGTCGTTCCAGACGATCTTCGCCAGTGGCGGCAACGTCGCTCAGCAGACGTACGCGGGCACGGTCATCACGTACGACACGAGCCTGAAGATCGGCGCGGTCTATGCGTGTGTCCGGCTGCTCGCGGACACGATCTCAACGCTCCCGGTCGACACTTTTTATCGTGAGGGCGGGTCGCGTCTGGTGTTCCGGCCGAAGCCGATCTGGGTCGAGACTCCCGATATCGGGATGGCTCGGGAGGATTTTCTCCAGCAGGCGATGGTCTCCTTGCTCCTCGACGGGAATGTTTTTATCAGGATCTTCCGGGGCCGGTCGGGTGAGGTCACGAGCCTGACGGTCCTCGATCCGACTCGGGTGGAGGTGCGCCGGAATCCGGCGACCCGTGAGGTCGAGTATGCGATTGACGGGACGGCCGGCGCGGTCCTCACCGCTGCGGAGGTGCTGCATATCACGGAGCTGCGGCGGCCGGGTGCGCTGCGGGGCGTGTCCCGGATCGAGGAAGTGAAGCAGGCGCTCGGGCTGGCGTCGGCTCTTGAGGAGTTCTCTGCACGGTTCTTCGGGCAGGGGTCGACGACTCAAGGACTGATCGAGTGGCCGGGGAATCTGACGCGGGAGCAGGCGAAGGATCTCGCGGACGGGTTCGAGGAAGGGCACAAGGGGCTGCGGCGTGCGCATCGTCCTGGCGTGCTGTTCGGTGGGGCGAAGTTCGTGAAGACGGGTGTCGACCCGAACGAGGCACAGATGCTGGAGTCGAGGCAGTTCGCGGTGGAGGAGATCGCCCGGATCTTCCGTTGCCCGCTGCACCTGTTGCAGGTGTCGACGCCGGGCGCGATGAGTTACGCGAGCGTGGAGCAGAACGCGATCCAGTTCGCGCAGTACACACTGAGGCCGATCATCTCGAAGTTCGAGACGGCGCTGTCGACGTTGCTGCCGGGGCCGGCGTTCGTCAAGTTCAACTTGGACGCGATCTTGCGGGGCGATATCCAGACGAGGTTCGCGGCGTACTCGACGGGGCAGCTCGCGGGGTTCCTCTCGGTGAACGACGTCAGACGACTCGAAGATTACGCACCCGCCCCCGGCGGGGATGACTACCGTGTGCCGCTCGCGAACGTGAACCTCGCGGCCGCGAACATCGTGGAGACCGACCGGAAGACCCAGATGCTCACGCGGTTGATCATGGCCGGGTTCGACCCTGCCGAGGCGTTGAAAGCCCTCGACATGCCTCCGATCATGCACACGGGGATTCCGGTGACGTCGCTCCAGTCGGTGGCGTCGATCAATCCGGCTGATCCTGGCAGCGTGTACCCGTGATGGGCGACTGATGCCGTACTTCATCAGCGACTCGACGGACTGCCCCTCGTGGGCGGTCGTGAAGGCCGACGGCGAGGTCATCGCGTGCCACGACTCGAAGCAGGGTGCGGTCGACCAGATGGTCGCCCTGTCCCTCGATGAGGGCATGGAGCCGGGCGGCGAGCTGCGTGCCGCGACTCCTCCGGGCTACATCCGGGGGGCGGCACGCAAGGGGCTGGAGTACAACCGGGCCGGGCTCGGCGGTGACGGGTTGACGGATCAGACGATCCGCGAGGCGCGGCTCATGGCCGACGGGACGGTCAGCGACAGCAAGGCGGTTCGGGCGTCGGCGTGGGCGGCGCGTCACGCGGCGGATCTTGAAGCTCCGCAGAATCGCGACCCGCAGGATCCGGGCTTCCCGGGTGCTGGCGCGGTCGCTCACTATCTTTGGGGCATCGATCCGCTCGATCCGGGTCCGGCCCGTGCATGGTTCGACAACCAGGCGAAACTGATCAGGGAGGGCGAGATGGCTTCGAGCAGGATCGTCGGCGGTGAGCCGATCATCATCAGCGATATCGACGGGACCATCCTCAACGGCGACACGCCGATCGCGGAGACGGTCGCATTCCTCCAGGAGACTGACGAGGACGTCTACATCGTGACGGGCCGCAACGAGGATCAGCGGGCGGCAACGATCCGGGCGCTCGCAGCCGCGGGTGTCGAGTACGAGGAACTCATCATGAATCCGGGGTCGACCTCGGACACGCTGAACTTCAAGCGCGAGACGGCGCAGCGGCTCCTGGAGGAGTACGACGTCGTCCTCGCGGTCGACAACAATGCGTCGATGCGCCGGATGTATCGGGCGCTCGGCATCAAGGCGGTGAATGTCGGCGAGCTTCCGCCGGCCACGAGGAAGGCGACAACAGTCATGGAGACACGGGCACATTTCGTCGACGACATGGAGATCCGTGCCGTCGGCGGCAAGATGACGTTCAAGGGATACGCGGCGGTGTTCAATTCGGATTCGGAGCCGCTGCCGTTCATCGAGCAGATCAAGCCGGGCGCATTCGCCCGCACCCTGAAGTCACGTAACAACATCAGGATGTACGTCAACCACAACGACAGCCAGCTCCTCGCGTCGACGCGCTCGGGGACGCTGCGACTTCAGGAAGACTCGAAGGGTCTGCTCGCCGAGGCTGATCTTCCGATGACGACCGACGGCAAGAACATGTCGATCCTTCTGGAGCAGCGGATCGTCGACTCGATGTCGTTCGGGTTCTCTGTCCCTCGCGGCGGTGATACCTGGTCGCCAGACGGATCGCGCCGCACCCTCACCGAGGTCCGGCTGCACGAGGTCTCGGTCGTGACGGGTCAGCCGGCCTACGCGGCGACGACGGCATCGGTGCGGAAACTCGCGGCACGGGTCGCAGTCGACGAGGTGACTTTGGCGGCCGCACTGGTCACCCTTGAATCGGGCGAGGAGCTGGACGAGGCGCAAGCGGATCTCATTCGCGGGGTCGTCGACCAGCTCGCACCGAAGGACATCAAGCCGGATAATTCGCTGATCGTCGCGAAGCAGCTCCTAGCCTTGATGGAGATGCAGGTCTGATGTAGCATCCGATCATTGCCGGGCCACGTGAGCCGTGATCCCGGTTGAGTGCGGAGCCGCACTGTGAACACCTGCGGCAACCCATTCGACTAGGAAGGCACACAATGGACGTTCTGAAAGCCCAATATGAGGCACGGGCGAAGGATCTTGAAGCCGCGAAGGCGATCGTCGATCTCTGCGCCACCGAAGACCGCGCAATGACCGTCGACGAGAAGGTCACCTTCGACCGCACCACAGAGGAGTTCTCCCGCCGCAGCGCAATGATCGAGGAACTGAAGCGGATGTCGGCCCATGAGGCTGAGGTTCGCGCATCGCAGGAAGGCCACGAGGATCAGATCCGCCCCGTCGGCCAGGTCGTCAAGCCGTCGAACGACGTCGACACGATCCGCAGCCTTGCTCGTGGAGAGATCCGCTCGGCGGACTTCGGCATGGAGCGTCGCGATGTGCTCACGTCCTCGACTGGCGCACCAGTTCCGACGTCGTTCTATGACCAGGTGATCATGCTGGCGAAGGCTGTCGGCCCGATGCTGACTGTCGCGACGACTCTCAATACCACAGGGGGAGAGTCGCTCCAACTTCCAAGATTAAGCACCTATAGCGTGGGCACTGTCAACGCGCAGGGTGCGACCCTCGGCGAGTCCGATCCCGCATTCTCCGCATTCATCACGCTCGGGGCATTCAAGTACGGGTTCCTTACCCAGATCTCGCGTGAGCTTCTCGAAGACAGCGGTGTCGATATCCTCAGCCTCCTGGCGATGAACTGCGGTACTGCTCTCGGCTTCGCGGTCAATACGGCTCTCACGACCGGAACCGACACGACTGAGCCGAACGGTGTCGTCACGGCGTCGGGTTCCGCCCTCATCGGTGGCACTGGTCTCGCGACGACTGGCGCGTTCACGTACGAGAACCTCGTCAGCCTGTACTACTCGCTCGATCCGGCTGCGCGTGCGCTGCCGGGTGTCGGGTTCATGGCGAAGGGTTCCTCGATCGCTGCGATGCGCACTCTCAAGGATGGCGCGGGCAACTTCGTGTTCCAGCCGGCAATGAGCGAGTCCACCCCGGATCGTGTCCTCGGTGTCCCGCTCTATGAGAACCCGGCAATGGCTGCGATCGCTGCATCCGCGAAGTCCGTCATCGCGGGTCACTTCCCGTCGTACTACGTCCGCACCGTCGGCGGTATCCGGCTCGATCGGAGCGATGACTTCGCGTTCTCCAGCGACCTCATCACCTTCCGCTGCACCTTCCGGGTCGACGGCGACCTCCCGCAAACGTCCCACATCAAGCACTTCGTGGGCGCTGCAACCTGATTCACCCTCTAGACCCCGACGGTCGGCCCTTTCCCGCAGGTACTGGGCCGGCCGTCGGGCACCTGCGAACAGGAAGGCATCCTGCGGATGGCTAAGAAGAAGAAGGCACCACGCTCGGCGAGCCGGGCGATCCTGTGGAACTCGAACTCCCCTTGGGCACGGTCAGGTTACGGCGGCCAGACAGCGCAAGTAACAACCCGGCTGCAAGCGGCGGGTCATCGGCTCGCGATCGCATCGAATCACGGTCTGGAGGGCACGACCCTCGACTGGCATGGAATCCGGCAGTATCCCAGAGGGTTCGACATTCACTCGAACGATGTCGTGCCGGCGCATTACCAGGCGTGGGCGCATGAGAACGCCGACCTCGACCCGCTCCTCGTCACCCTCTATGACGTCTATGTCTTCGGTGGGCCGCAGTGGGATGCGATCCCGCAGATAGCGTCGTGGGTGCCGATCGACCACACCCCTGTCCCGCCGAAGGTCGAGAAGTGGTGCGCTCGCAAGAACGTGACCCCTCTGGCGATGAGCAGGTTCGGGGAGGCGATGCTCGCGAATGCCGGCATCGACTCGATCTACGTCCCGCACGGCATCGACCCGATCTTCAAGCCGACCCAGAGCATCACGGCTGGCGGCAAGGAGTTGACGGGCCGACAGTTCATGGGGATCGACGAGGATCGGTTCGTGTTCGGGATGGTATCCGCGAACAAGGGCATAGTCCCGAATCGCAAGTCATTCCCGGAGACGTTCCTCGCGTTCGCGATGTTCGCGAAGCATCACCCCGACGCTGTTCTCTACGTTCACACGGAGGATCGTGGTGCGATGTCGGGGATCAATCTGCTGGAGCTGGCGGCCGCGTGCGACCTGAAGACGGACCAGCTGCGGTTCGTCGACCAGTACGTGTTCCGCAGCGGGGTCGGGAATGATCTCCTGGCAGCGATCTATACCGCTATGGATACGCTGCTGATTCCTTCGATGGGCGAGGGGTTCGGTATTCCGCAGGTTGAGGCGCAGGCGTGCGGCACGCCGGTCATCTGCACCAACACGACGGCGTCACCGGAGTTGCTCGGTGATGGGTGGCTGGTGGAAGGACAGCCGTGGTGGGATGCGATGCAGACGTCGTGGATGGTCGCCCCGAGCGTGCCGTCGCTCATCGAGGCGATGGAAGCGGCCTATGCGCGTGGCCGCGGCCGGTCGCAGATCGCCCAGGACTTCGCCAGCCAGTACGGGGCCGACTTCGTGTTCAACAATTACTGGCTACCTGCGATGGAGGCACTGCGGTGATCCCGTGCATGATCGTCCCAATCCTCGTCGGGCCGGATATTCTGCGACGGATGCTCGACACGATCGACTACCCGGTCAGGAAGTTGATCATCATCGACAACGGGGATGCGCTGCGGTATCAAGGCCCGTGGCCGGTTGAGCACGTGCAGTCGACCAAGATCATCAAGATGCCAGCGAACCTCGGCGTGGCAGGGTCGTGGAATCTTGGGATCAAGGCGGCACCGTTCGCCCCCTGGTGGCTGATCACGAACTTTGATGTGGAGTGGCCGGCTGGATCACTCCGGGCGTTCGCGGAGCAGGCGAGCGGCGCGGATGTGCTCCTCGCGCAGTCACCGCAGCCGTACTGTTCGTTCGCGGTCGGCGAGGATGTCGTGCAGCGCGTCGGACTGTTCGACGAGGCATTCCATCCCGCGTATTTCGAGGACAACGACTACGAGCTGCGGTGCGCCATCGAGGGCGTGAAGGTGAAGCGGTCGACGATCCCGGTCGTGCATCACAACAGCTCGACGCTCGGATACTTCGGCGAGATCAACAACCGCACGTACGCGAGCAACGCGGAGTACATGAACGGGAAGCGGTCGCATCCGGGGCCGGGCGGCTGGAGCCTCGAACGAAGGAGGGCGAACTCGTGGGACTGATGGCCGAGAAGTACACGGACTTCAAGCGCAGGCACGCGGGAGAGACGATCTACGTCATCGGCTCCGGCGCGACCCTCGACTACGTACCTAGGGGATTCTTCGACGACAAGACCGTCGTGTGCGTAAACCGATCAGGGGAGGCGCTGGGGCTTGACGAGTTCTACTCCGTCACCCACTACCACCTCGACGCGCACATCCTCGCCGATGCCCGGCCGGATCTCCCGGTGATCGTCCCGATGATCGAGCAGGGCATCGGATACCCGGCGAAGACCCGACCCGACCAGGCGAACGTGTTCTTCGTCGAGACGAATCCGCAGATGTACTCGTCGTTCGACACGGCGGAGCATTGGCCGACCCATGACGATCACCTCGTGTGCGGCCCGACGTCGCTGCATATGGCGATGCACTTCGCTGCATACCTCGGGGCGCGGTTCATCGTCCTCGCGGGCGCGGACTGCGGCACCCTCGACGATCGGGATGCCGTCGACGGATACGCGTCAGGCGACCCGAAGCCGTTCCCCGTGTGGGAGCAGCAGCTCCCGAAGGTCGCGAAGAAACTGCGGTCGATGGGTGTCGGGGTCGTGTCGCTCAATCCGTTCGTGAATCTCGCCCTCGAAGGGCATCGGTTCCGGGGACCGACAGTCACGATTAACGGCTGATTTGTTCGGTATGATCACCGTGGAGGAACAATGACGGCTTATGCGAGTCTGGCGCAGGTGAAGGCGGCTCTACGGATCACCGACAGCGTGGACGACACGCTGATCGAGATGGCGCGTGTCGCGGCGTCGGACCTGATCGACGGCTACTGCGGGCGGACGTTCTCGTCCTCAGGCACGGTGACGCGGGTATTCGCGCCGGCTGACGACTACGTCCTACAGACTGATGACATCGCTGGGACGGCGGTCACGATCACGTCGTCGACGGGCGCGGACGGCGTATTCGATGTCACGTGGAAGACGACGGACTACCAGCTCGAGCCGTTGAACGGTGTCAGCAACGGGCAGGCGGTGCCGTTCACGCGCATCCGGGCGATCCAAGATTATTTGTGGCCGGTCGCCGGCGGTGAGGCTACGGTGCGGGTCACTGGCGTGTACGGGTTCACGTCGAATCCTCTCGTCATAACGCAGGCGACTGTGCTGCAAGCCTCAAGAATTTTTACCAGATTGCAAAGTCCCTTGGGGGTTGCAGGCTTCGGAGAGGCTGGGGTTATCAAGGTGACGCGGGCACTCGACCCGGACGTCGCCGCACTGGTCGAGCCGTACCGTCGGATCGTCGGCGTCGCATGACGGTCACCGTCGGGGCGCTGCGGGCCGGGCTGGCGACGAACCTCGCGACGATCACGGGGCTACGGGCGAGTGCGATCCAGCCCGACAATCCGACCCCTCCGCAGGCGATCATCTTCCCGACGTCGATCACATTCGACCGGACGTTCAAGCGTGGCCTCGACGAGTACCAGTTCACCGTGACCCTCATCAGCAGCCGGGCGGATGCGCGGAATGGTCAGGCGATCATGGACGGGTACTGCGCACCGACCGGGGCCGGGTCGATCAAGACGGCAATCGAGTCGGATAAAACACTCGGCGGGGCGTGCCAGACCCTCCACGTCACCGAGCTGTCAGCCTACGGATCGACGTCGATTGGGGATACGATCTACCTCACTGCGGATTTTTCAGTCATCGTCTACGCATAAGGGAGTAAGGAAATGGCGAAGTTCGTCAGTAACGACTACAAAATTACGATAAACGGGACGGACTTCAGCCAGTCCATCGCCCAGGTCAACCTTGAGATCTCATCCGATGACGTCGAGACGACGGCATTCGGCGGCACCTTCCGCACCCGCATCGGCGGGTTGAAGGATGGCACGCTCCAGCTGGACTTCATGCAGGACTTCGCTGCATCGAGCGTTGATGCGACCCTGTTCCCGCTGATCAACACGCTCGCGACTGTCGTCATGACTCCGACGTCGGGCACCGTGTCGGCGACCAACCCGAGCTACACGGCGCTGTGCCTCGTCAACCAGTACACGCCGTTTGCTTCCTCTGTCGGGGATCTCGCGACCCTGTCCGTGTCGTGGCCGACGTCCGGGACCGTCACTCGCGGCACCGTCTAGCCGGAGGCATAACCTGCGATGATCAAGCGAATCCCCCTCAAAGTCGAGTACGTGGACGGCACGATCGAGCGTGCGCTGTGCACGGGTGCGGACAGCATCACGTTCGAGCGGACGTATGACCTGGGCACGGATCAGGTCGGGAAGCGCTTGGAGTATGTGTGGTTCCTCGCGTGGGCGGCGTTGACACGGATGGGTAAGGTCACTCGGACGTTCGAGGAGTGGCTCCCGACCGTGGAGGGTGTCGGTGATGATGAGGATTCGGAGGGGCTAAAGGAGATCCGCCCTTTGGAGAAGGCAGCACTCACTTCACCCTCGTCCACCTTGCCTACGAGTTCGGACTTTCTCCTTCAGTAATCTTGCAGGAGTCGGATCGGATGCAAGTCACGATGCTTCGATACCTGCGGTGGAGGCATACCCAGCACGGCGATGGCAGGAGGCGATCCAAGTGATGAAGGTGAAGGTCACGGGTGAGCAGCGGGCTGTCGCAGTGTTGAAGGCGTTCGATAAGGATGTGTTCAAGGGGATCGACAAGGGGCTGAAGCAGGCGGGCGAAGTGCTGCGGGACGAGGTCCGGGACAAGACTCCTAGCGGCGCTCCGTTGTCGAACTGGGGTCGCTGGAATGCGACCCGCACGTCGAAGGCTGGCGTGTCATCGACAAGGGATCTCTCATATAACGCGACGAAGGTCCGCACGGGCATCAAGGTCAATACGACGCAGCCGAAGAAGGTGTCGACGGGCGGGAAGTTCCAGGTCGCGGTCGCAACAATGTCTCCGGCCGGTGCGATGTATGCGCTCGCCGGGTCGGCTAAGAAACGGTACGGGCAGGAGTCGTCGTATCGTGGCCGGTCGTTTGTCGACAACCTGAACAACAAGGCGGGCCGGAAGTATGCACGCGGGTTGCATGAGGCAGCAAAGAATAATGCTGTCGTCGCTCGGGCGAAGGAGAAGGTCGCGGAAGTGATCCGTGACGCGGAACGTGCGGCGGACAGAATCCTTGGAGGGCGACGCTGATGGCAATCGACATTGTCATCCAGGGGGATTACAACGACCGGGATATAAAGCGGGCGCAACGCGACCTCGACCTCCTCGGCAACCAGTCGGGGATGACTGGCGCGGCATTCACGAAGATGGCGGGCTTCGCTGCCGGCATGGGTGCCGCAGTCGGGACCGCTGCGATTCAGGCGGTCCAAGCCGGCGCGCAGATGGCGGTCACATTCGGTGTCGATGGCGTGAAGGCGTTCCTCGACGATGAGGCGGCAGCGGCCCGGCTGGCGAAGACGATGGAGAACCTCGGACTTGCGCAGGCGACGAGCGCGGTCGAAGCGAACATCGACGCATTGCAGCGGCAAACGGGTGTCGCCGACGACCTCCTTCGTCCGGCGTTCGATCGGCTCGTGCGCAGTGTCGGGAGCGTCGACGAGGCGAACAAGCTCCTCGCCTTGAGTCTCGACGTCAGCGGTGGAACGGGCCGTTCGCTGGAATCCGTAGTCCAGGCTTTGGGCAAGGCATTTGACGGAAATACGGGCGGACTGTCACGGCTCGGGGCGGGCCTCGACAAGGCGACGCTCAAGACCGGCGACATGGACCTGATCACGAAGCAGCTCGCGGACACGTTCGGCGGGCAGGCAGCCGTGAAGGCTGGAACCTTCCAAGGCCAGATCGACCGCGTTAGCGTCGCATTCGGGGAACTTCAGGAGAGTTTCGGAAAAGCGTTCATTGAGGGTGTCGTATCCAATTTCAGCGAAGGCACTGACGCTGGCGACGCGCTCAGTCAAACCTTGAACGATCTGACTCCTGCGATTGAGGATCTCGGCACGGCGCTCGGCAACCTAGCCTCGAACACTCCGCAGGCGTTCGAGTTCGCGAAGGGGTTTCTCAACGACCTAGCCGTCATCCGTGACCAGGTGCTGCTCCTCATCGCATCGTTGAAGGCTGCGGGGCAGGCGATGACTGGCGACTTCGCCGGGGCTGCTGCGACGATGGAGGCGGCGAATGCGGCGCTGAAGAAATCGATGGATGCGCGGACTGAGGCGTATACGAAGGCGTTCGCCGCTGAGACTGGGCTGAAGACTGCTACCTCTGCGACGGTGTCGGCGGCACTGGCGGCCGGCACTGCGCAAGGATCACTGTCGTCGCAGATGTCCGGCACGGTCGGGGCGGCTCTCGCGCTTGGCAACGCGATGGGGGCTACGGCGAAGGCAACGGACGACGGAACTGGGGCAAGTCTCGGCGGAAGTGCAGCGAGCGCAGCGGCGAAGGTAGTGGTCCTCACGGATAAGCAGAAGAGCCTCGCGTTGACGATGGCCGGCAGCCAGGTCGCGCTCGCGCAGGCAACGAAAGACCTCGAATCCCTCACGAAGGCGTCTGACGATTATGCGGCGTCGATCACCGGCGCGATCAAGGGGACCGTCGACCTGTCGACGGCGTTCAGCGCAGCGCAGAAGGCCAGCCAGGAAGGGACGCTCGCAGCGGGAGAGTCGGTCGTGTCGACGACGATCGCGAACTTCCGGGCGCAGATCGTCGCGGCGCAGCAGTTCGCGGATTCGCTGAGGAATGTTGCAGGCGCTGGCGGATCGCAGGCACTCATCGATCAGATTCTTCAGGTCGCTGCGACTCAGGGGCCGGGAGCGGGCGAGTACCTCGCGAACACTCTCGTCAATGATGGTGTCGTTCCCGAGTTGACGGCGCAGCTCGCTGCGTTCGACGTGTTCGCGGGCGAGGCGGGCACGGCGATGGCGGACAATTTCTTCGCGCAGGGCATCACGGATGCGGTAGCACTGCTCAACGGGCTGAGCACCGAGGTCGCCGCTCAGCAGAAGATGCTCGACCGGCTGGGGAAGAACATTGGCTTGCCGATCGCTGCCGCCATCTCGCAGGAGATCGCGCAGGCTATCCGCGACGGTCTCGCGGACGGCCGGGCGGTCGCCGCTCGGCGTCGTGCGGAAGCGTTCGCGGCTGCGTCGTTCGTTCCGATCACTGTCGCGCCGAGAACGACGGGCGCTACGGCATCGTCGCCTGGTGGCGGATTCCTCCCATCCGATATTGCCGGCTTCGCGAACGGCGGGTCGGTCATGGGCGGCCAGCCGATCATCGTCGGGGAGCGGGGACCGGAGTTGTTCGTTCCGGGGAGCAGCGGCAGCGTCGTCCCGAACAACGCGATGGGCGGGAACACGTACCAGATCACGGTGCAGGCGGGTGTCGGTGATCCTCGGGCGATCGGGCAGTCGATCGTCGAGTACGTGAAGAAGTTCGAGCAGGCCAACGGGCCGGTCTTCCGGGCCGCATGACGTTACGCGCCCAGATCGCCTTCGACCTGTCCTACAC